TCGTCACGGTAGTAACACGTCATTGACGGCTTATGTTCACACCAGAAGTCCTGATAGATCTCCCAAAGCTCAAGTTGCTCCATAGCACCCATCTCAGAGGCCACCACAGCCCCCTCAGGCGACTTTATGGGGAAGGAGAATACCTTGGTAGTGGGTGACATTACGTCGTCCTCTACAGGCACTCCAGCGGCTTCTAGGACTTGACAGAGCGGGTCTCTTGCGTCTGCTCTAACTCGTCTAATGTACTGATCTGCATATCTAGGGTGGATGCCAGATGCAGAATCAACCAACTGACTAACAGTACCGGAAGGTTTAACAGCAGTAATGGCAGTAGACAGATTAATGCCAAGCTTGTTAGACCATTCCGCATTAGTACTAATCGCTTCCTCTTTGAGAGCAATGAGCCACTCCTTAAGTTTTTCACGGTCTTCCCTCCCTGACAACACAGCGTGATCCATGATGCCTGTTAGTGATACACCTAGTAGTGCTTCTTCTTCTGTATTCTTCTGCCATACCTTACGAAGGTAACGGAAGTCGGTCAGCGTAGCCTGAAGAGACCCAAGGATAGCTGCAACACGAACTTTTCGTTTGAGGTCCGACAGCGTATCTCCTGCCCTGACAACAACTTCCGATAGATTGCAGAACTGGTAGGGCCTGAGGATGATCTCTGAGCATGGATTAGTTCCAAAATCATAGGTAGCATCTCGTCGCTCATTCTTTGCAGCTTGCTTTTGACTTGCGACTCTAGAGAACATTCCTCGTTCTCCGGAGCGGGACTCGTATAAACTTTTCCACTCATTTAAAAACGCCTCAAAGTCTGGCTTCTCTGTATAACATGCTGAGTTGTTCGCTAGTCCCCGTTGAGGATTATCTTGCCACCACTGGCCTGACTTGCATCGTCTGAGTCTATCGTCAGTGAGGTTAGACAGACTGATGAGAGCGGACCTGCGTACACCGCCGACGACGACGATCTGTGCAATCTTACAGCAGAGATCATGACATTCGATGGAACTAAGTTTACGTCCAGCAGCCTCCCGAAAGACGCTGACTGTGAAGTTGAACAGATCGACAAGAGGCTCTGGACCAGATGCTCTACCTCCGAAGGTCTTAAGGGTTGCCCCTGCAGATCGTACTCCAGACACGTCCCATTTTGGAAGTTGGCCTGAATACAACAAGCTAATAAGTTCCCGGTAAGCTTTAGCCCATCCAATTTTACTATCGGCGACATGTATAACGGTATCGGTATCATGGAATTCCTCTGCTACTTCTGGTAATTTTGTTACGTACTGACGCTCTACACTAAAGCCCACTCCAGTGCCACACATAAGGACGTACATCATCTCGTCAAATGCTTTAGGGTGGTCAATAGGCATGTAGGAGCAGTTAAACCCAGCTACATTGTCACGGTCCAGTGCTTCTCCAGCAGTCATAAGTGCCCGCATGGAAGGCATTACGTCTAGTTCATGAATAGTGTGGAATATTTCTGATTGATCGAACTCGTTTAGTTCTACACGGTCTACCCAATAATCTAGGTATCTATTTACTGTTTCTTCCCAAGTCTCACGACGTTGCTCCTCTGGTAGGTAACGAGCGTAGCGTGACTTGTGTATGTACTGTTGATATGCGTCCAATTATCTTACTCCTTTGTTCATCTGTATATCTAGTCCAGTTAGTTATCTCTTCCTTGGTACGTTTACAACCTGTACAGATATCGTTAACTAACTTGCACTGCTTAACGCAGGGACTATCCATTTACTTCTTTGATTAAGCGTTCGATGTACCAGCGACACTTCCGTAAGTCTTCTACTGGTTTACCTTTGTAGTCGTAGCGCCAGAGGTACTTCAGTGCATTTCCCTTGAGATAACCGTTGAACTCGTTTTTAGGCATGGACGCTTTGATTGCTTCGATGGCTTCAATTGCTCCTTTGTTGTAGTGGTCAGGTTGCTCCACAGGGTCTACCTTCTTTGGTTTCCTGATGGACAAGTTGTTTAGTGCAGTAACTGTGTCCCACTCTTCAGGAGTCGCTTCATCAATACTCATTCTCTTCTTCCTCTAGCTCTTGTTCAAACACATCTAGTCTGTTGATTAGCTTGTCCTCAAACCTGTCCAGCATTTCTTCTGAGGTTATCTGTAGGGCCTCCAGCAGGTCGTCTGGGTCAAAGGTTTTCAAGAGGCGTTCCTTAACTTCCTCTAGTGTTAGTGACATAGTTAATCAACTCCTGTAATGTCTCTATATTATACCATAGTATTCCTTCTTTGTCACACCATTGTGCCATTGTCATTTTGGCACCTTTTCGTATCTTTTTGTTGGGCGACATCAGAACAAACACTAGCTCTTGTCCTTCGGGGAGACTGTCTCTAACACTGGTGTACTTCTTCGTGTCTCCGTCCCGAAAATATCCTTTGCATTCAACAAGAGTACCGGAAGCATTATGTACGAAATCAGGACGGTAAGACCGACTAATAACGTAAGGGACCGTGAATGGTTCATAATCAAAATCCTTCAGTATCTTGCTAACATCTTCTTCGAACGTGCTTCTAAATGCTGATTTCTTGGACCTTCGGCTCATTGACCACCTCCGTTAAAAACCTTGGACCTGTTGAATAAGAGAAGGCACGTAGACCGGGCCAACAAGCTTTCTTGTACGCACAGTACGAACATCCGATGTCCAACTTCATGTTACCACTCTTACCATCTGGTTTTGGCTCGTAGCACTGCTTTGGCGGCTCCTGTTCCTCTACCATTAACTGTACATGCTCAATGCGGTCTGTGATGTCAAACCCTATCTTCTCGTACACAGGGGCTTGAGTGTCCTCCTGATCGTACATGAGGTACGTTAGGTGTCCATTTTGTTTGTCCATCGCAAGCCAGCCAAAAGTTGTCTGACCCTCTGCCTCTGCATATCCTTTAATTTGAGCGACGTATCCAAATGGATCATCGTAAGCCAGAGTACCGTCTTTGAATTTCTTAAACCCGTACGACGAAACACTCTTAACGTCTGTGACAACACCGTCAATTTTGCAGTCCATAGAACCCGTAATGCCCTTGATTTCACACTGCTTCTGTTCGGCGGTAACCTCATGTCCTGATGCCCTCGTTAGGAATAGTAATAGTTCTTCAATCAGATGGCCGTAAAGGAACTTAACAAGAGTATGTCCTTGCATCTCCTCTGACTTCTGAACATTGTTGTAGTGATTCCATAAGAAGCGGTCTCCCTTGCCTATGTTGGACATACGTAACTTACGACCGTCCCAAGCACGTCTCTGTCCAAACTCCTTACGCATAAGGTCTTTTACGTTTTCACCGAATTGGTCTATGCACTCTTCGATGTCAACGTCCTTGTCTACTCTCTTGGTCTTAACAAGTTTGTAGATATCGTCTACTAATGTATATACATTCTTCATTGGTAACTTCCTACTATGCCTGAGACAACCTCTTGGGCTTGCTCTGGTGTGCATTTAAACCACTCACTACGTCTTTCGTACAACTTTTGTAGTTCGCTATGGGCTTCTGACTCTGCAGCACGTCTATCGTTAACGTCCCAACTATAGTTTAACATATAATCTCTAAAAGGGGAAGACGTTTGGTACCCATTCAGTCTATCTTCTGCCTCCACAGCCATTCCAACCTTAACCCAACTACAAAAGTTAGGGTTTGTAATAACATAAACCTGACCTTCTGTACTGCTTTCGTACTTCTCAAGACTGCTAAAGGCAGCGTCCTCAAAGGTCTTGTACTTCCCCGGTTTATGTAAAGGATGAGACTTCGGAACAAACTTACCATTTACAAACATTCTTGTTTTATTCCTATTTTGGTGAGTCCTGTTGTACTCACTTTTGCAGGATTTACAGTAATCTTGTCTTCCGTCTTTACGTGAAGAGCTTTTGCTAAATTTAGTTACCTCTTTTTCTTCACCACATTTTGAACACTGTTTAGTTAAGATCATCAGTGCGTCTCCGCCCATGTTGTGCCGACTTTGTATTCTCCGTCAAGGGGGCATCTAAGGTTATACTCCACGCCTGCCGCCTTGAGGCACTCCACTGCGAGCCAGCCATACTTCTCTGCTTGGTCTGCAGCCACCTCCGATTGTACTTCGTCATGAATGTTACCTATGAATTTGTAGTTAAGCTTCCACTGCTGTGCGTAGTCGTCCAAGATCACCAGTGCTTTTTTCATTACGATTGCACCTGCTGCTTGGAGCAGAGTATTCAATGCAGCATGTTCAGATCTAACTCGTAATCTTCGACCATCAAGTCCCCTGAGATAGCCTCGCTGAGATGCTCTAGTAACCCGTTCTCGTAGACTTTCAAGAGCAGGTGTATTTCGTAGAAATCGTTGCTTAAGATCTGCGCCGTCTCTTGCGCTTCCTCCAACGATACTTCCAATTTTTGCATCTCCTGCCCCGTAGAGGAAAGCGTAGATGAAAGTCTTTGCTTGAGGTCTTGTTTCAAGGCCAGCAGCCATTTGGTTTCTTGTATGAATGTCTTCTGTGAGAAGGACATTGGTAAACTCCTTGTCGTCCATGTAATGTGCCAACATTCGTAGCTCAAGGCCACTAGCGTCGAAACCTACTAGCTTCTTCCCTTCAGGTACAGTCCAGCAGGAGCGACACTCGTGTCCATAAGGACTGTGGCTTGCTGGGACTTGAGCCATATTGGGACTCTGATGTGTCATGCGTCCAGTGACTGCTCCGTTACTGATGACACGACCATGTACTCTGCCGTCCTCCTGAACAGCTTCTAACCATGAATGTACTTGCGCATATCGCTTTTGAAGAGTAAGGTACTCCAAAACTTTTCCTGCCTCAGGGACGTGGTTGTTCTCCTTAAGCGTCTTTTCATCGACAACAGGCTTTCCGCTTGGCGTCTTCTCGTTCCACTTCGCACCCTTAGTTGCAAGTCGTTCTGCAACTTGTTGTCTGGACCCAACATTGAAAACTGTAACTTTGTCCTTAAGTCGTTTCCCTGTCTTTTCAGAAATCCTTTCTTCGACAATGGGCGGGAACATCTCTTGTAGTTCGGCTTCAATTGCATTCATGCCTTCCTTGAATGTTGCACATAACTCATTAGCCAATTGCTGATCTAAGACCCAACCATTGCGCTCTTGTTGTTGGACTGCAAACTGAACCTTGTGTTCCAATTCGATACACTTAGGGTCAAAATCTTGCATGTCCTTGACAAGCTGCTGATGTACTGCTTCTGTAACTGCTACGTCCTGTATGCAGTAGTCAATCATAGCAGGAGACAAACACGACCAGTCGTCATGGTCACCCTTTGGGAAGCCCAAGGTTTCACCCCAAGCTCTCAACGAGTGTCCACCTTGTCTGCTTGGGTCAAACAGACGTGACAACACCAGTGTGTCCACTATGCGCTCAGGAGCCACAGAAAGCCCCCAGAGACGTTCTAGCACTGGGAGGTCATAACCTATCAGGTTGTGCCCACAAACGCTCACAGAGCCAGCCAAAGCCTCACAGAGGGTACTACGGTTGGTATGTACCTGTGAAACACCGTTCTCCCGTGTTACAACGCACCAAATGGTGTCAGGAGTTAAACCGTTGGCCTCAAGATCAAGGTAGATCAAAAGTCTGCTCCTACTTCAGGGTTAGCTACTTCTGTCATTCTTCCGGTACTTCTGTCGTACTGTAAGTAACACGCCGGTCCAGTTTCACCGGTGTAACGATTCTTCAGGACTCGAACAGTAGTCGTGTTCCTGATGTCTTCGTTAGCGTTCTGCTGGTCACGCTCCATACCAATCACAATGTCGGACAGTTGTGCAATCGCTTGTGACCCACGTAGTTCACCCAAAGATATCTGAGCACCATCCTCGTGTGCCTTACCTTGGGATCGACGAAGGTGTGACACGAGGAACAGACCAATGCCTGTCTCCGCCACAAGCGTACGTAACTTGGTCATGATCTCGTCAATGGCCTTACGCTCGTCTCCGGACTCTTGGGAAGACACGACGATGGACAAGTGGTCCAGTACGACGTACCTGCAGTCAAGCGCTTTTGCCATGTAGCGAACACGGGCGAGCAAGTTGTCTGCTGAAGTAGACCCCCAATGGTCGAATAAGTAGTAACGTCCTGTGCCCAGTGTGGCCTCCCAAAAAGGTCGAAGTTGGTCCACAGGCGTGTCCTCTTCCAAGTGTAGGGGCCTGTTTGCCGCCACCGACATGATACCAAGGCTTGTTCGGGCCAGATCTTCCTCAAGCGCCAAGACTCCAATATTGCCTTCGCATCGGCGTAGTAGATCGTACTCAATTTCTCTGATAAATTGGGACTTTCCCATACCACTGCCGCTTGTGATCGTGACCAACTCATAAGGTCTATGTCCCCTTGTGATGTGGTTTAGACCTTCCCAAGGGTACGGGATGGACTTCACCTGTCTTTTCTCTACCAGAGTGTCCCATGTTTCAGTACCTGCTACAATGCCGTCAGGTCGGTAAACTTTCGCATTCCACCATGCTTGCGTAAAGTCCTTAACCCTGTTAGCCATGAGCATGTCACTGGCGTCCTTCACAGGAAGTTTACAGATTCTTAGTTTGTTAGGACTAAAGAGGTCCTTAACTTGCTCCAGAGCCGCATCTCCTGCTTTGTCATTGTCGAAACAAATAACAATGTTTTCGTACGACTCAAGCCACTCTAGTTGTTCTTTGATTTCCTTGGCGGCATTACTAGCACCTGACCGTAGGGAAACCACGTCG